CTCCAAAGGAGCTTATAATTTCTGCCGGTCTTCACCAAGTAATAATGATATTTATTTTTCAAGTTGAGGATGATATTCGTTCAAGGTGATGTCTCTAGTTTGCATAAAACGTAATAATTTAATGAATTTTGTATTCAACCCTTTGAAATTAATTTTATGTTTACGTAATATATAATTGTCTGATTTGAAAAACTGCCTATATGGTAAATAACTCACATTATTTCTTTCACCAAAAATCAATCCTTTCGTATTTCTAATGCTTGTATGTGCATTTTCTAATTTCAATTTTTCAAAATTTAAAAATTCCTGAAAAGTAATTCGACGTTTATTATAATATTCGTAAATCGATTGGAATTTAAGTGGTATAGTATTTATCATTCGATATTTATCAGTTAAGTATACTGTTGTATAATTATATATATTTTTAAAAATAGGATAATCATAAATAGCATTATTTTTTAATAAAATATTGGTTGTTTTGTGTTTGAATGTAAATGTAAAATCGAGTGGTAACAAACCAAAACCCCCATATGCAGTTGGTGTGTGCAGCCAATAATCTAAAAATTTCTTTGAGTATTTAAGTGGCGATTTATCATGTATATGTGCCTTAGTTTTGGTTGTTTCAAATAATAGTGTTTTGAAATAAACCATATCCACAATACCTATACGATCATAATATTCTTTAATGATGCTAGAAACACTAGTCAACATTTCTATAAAATTATTATTTCTAGAATCAGGCCAGAAGTATACCATACTCGCATAAGCTCTTGTAGGATACTGAAAAACATCAAGTTCCGTTATTATCATTTTAGTGAATTCAGTCATGCCTGATGTAAACCAATTTTTTGCAATATGTACAACCATGCCATAGTGGAATTTATAAAATTTAGATATATATTTTAGTAATTGAGTATGTTGTTCGATAATTTCATTATTATATTGCTCATTTCTGTATACTACATCATACTTCAATAATGTGTCATCACCCAATGCTCTAAATGGATATATGTGTTTATTACTTCTGCATAAACCATATTGTACACACGCGTTTATTAATGAATTAAGAAAACTTGTCCAATACATTCCGCTCGGTACACCCTTTTTCCATATACCCACAAATACATTATTTTCATCATAGACTTTCATACTACCAATATAAGAAAATACTTCATCAATAAGAGTTCGTTCTTCAGGCATATATTGCAACATCACAATTTTAAATATTTG